ATCTCGTCCAGATAGGCGCCGCCGGCATCGGATGCCGCGTACATGCTCTCGATTTCAATGTGATCTTGGTCCTGCATCACGATAACGGCTCCTGGCCACGTGGACATGATTTCTGAGACGAGCGGGTTAGTTAAAACGCGCGGATACGACTTCATAGAATTTGCCAACCTGCTTAACCTGGATTGTATGCGGCACGCGCAGTTTCTGTGTCTGAGCAATCGCATCGGCCACCGTCATCGGCACCGGCAGGCCGGGTGCACGTCTGTTCCACCATTCACAGGCTTTCTGCCGTGGGTATCCGGTGGCCTCGAATGAGATCCACTCGGAATGCGTTGCCAGCCCGCATAGGTAGTCCACCCGTAGTGTCGGCGGCTTTCCGAGTTTCTCATGCCGCCGGTAGGATGCGCGGGTGACTTCGACGAACTCCGGCCGGATCTGCGATGACAGCAGCGGTGCGGTATCGGCTGTGTGGTTGATCTTTGTCGGCGCTTCCGGGAACACGTAGCCGCACGCCAGGCATTCCTTGGAACTGATCAGCAGTTCCGCTTCGCACTCCGGGCACACCTTGAACGGCATTTCGCCGGTCGCGCCGGAACCTTTCTGCTTCGGCTTCGGCCGCAGCAGGTCGATCGGTCCGAATGTTCTGGAATTGGATGTGTAGTCCAGGGTCAGGAAGTTCGTCTTGCCGGTTTCCGGTGACAGCCGGAAGCCGCGTCCAAGGATTTGCAGCCAAAGGCGGGAGCTCTTGGTCGGCCGCAGGATGGCCAGCAAATCGGTTGCCGGTGCGTCGAAGCCGACGGTGAGCACGCCGACGTTGACGAGGCACTTGATGCGTTTCGCCTGGTAATCGGCAATCCAGCGGTCCCGGTCGCCGGCTGGCGTCTTGCCGGTGATGGCCTCGCAGGTGATGCCGTGCGACTTGAACTCATCGCGGATGTGGTGCGCGTGTTCGACACCGGTTGCGAATACCAGCCACGAATGCCGGTCTCGGCCAAGGTCTATGATTTCGGCAACCGCTGCCCTGGTGATTTCAGCTTTGTCGGCGGCCTTTTCCAGCGCGCCGGCCACATACTCGCCACCGCGAACCGCGACGCCGGTGGTGTCGATCTGGGTGTCCATCGTCTTGCAGATCGGCGGGCAGATGTAGCCGTCGTTGATCAGCGTCTGGAGCGGCACTTCGTAGGCGATGTGGTTGAACAGCGCACCTTCGCCTTCGGTGATCAGGCCGTCGTTCATCCGCCACGGTGTGGCTGTCAGGCCGACGACTTTGAGGTAGGGATTGATCTGCAGCAGATCGGCCAGCAGCTTGCGGTACATCCCTTCGTCACCGTGCGGGATCAGGTCGACTTCATCGACGATGATGAGATCGATGCGCTGAAGCTGATAGGCTTTCTTGTAGATGCTCTGGATGGTGGCGAAGACGATGCTGCCGTTCAGGTTCCGGCTTTTCAGGCCAGCAGAGAAGATGGTGGCCGGTGCTTCCGGCCACATCCGAAGGAGTGTCTTGTGGGCCTGCGCCAGCAGTTCCTTGACGTGCACCAGGCACAGCACTCTGGTTTCCGGCCATTCCGCGATGGCCGCCGATAGGAACGACGTCAGGATTGGCGTCTTGCCGCCGGCCGTCGGCACCACCAGCAGGCAGTTATCGTCGCTCTTGCCGAAGTGGTCGTAGATCGCCTGAACCGCTTCCTGTTGGTAGGGGCGCAGGGTGAGGGTCATGGCCGGAGTATCCCCAAAGGCGCCGGCTTGAGCGCCCATATCGTCCACTGCCTTAGTTCCTCCATGACATCCTCAAGTGAGGCGGCCTCCCAATCAAAAACCTCACCGCCATAAATCAGGCGCAACGCATGACACATCATCGTTTCGGCGTCAGCGCATATGACGAGAACGGTTATTTTCGACGACAGCCTGGTCAGTCTTTGGAAATAGATTTTTTGCCCAGTTGGGATATCTCCCAAGTGGCTTTTGAATTCCATGAACAGGAAGCTTCCGTTCACTTCGACCGTCGCATCGATATCGCTCATCGCGATGCGCCCCGGCAAAACCTCCGCAAAGACTTCAATCTTTGGGCGCCGAATAGCGTTGAAGCACCCCCTCGTCCCGCAATCCCACTTCATGGGATTATAGCCATTGCTCATGCCACAGCCTCGAATTTGCTGATTTCCGCACCGGCAGCAATCCATCCTGGCCTGGCTTGTCGGCAGAACATTTCAACCTTTCCGCCTGCTGGTGCGGGGCACAGGTTATCTACCATCGTATAAAATGCGTCCGGTTTACGGCTGTGCTGCCGAAGTGGGCCATTCAGCAATGTTGTCTGGTTGGTTAGTGTGACGACAGGCTTGCCGCGAATGCACATCAGGCAATGCTCGGTTTGTCCGCGCAGCCAGTCACCCGTTCCCATGCGATCCTTGGCCCAGGTCAGGATCGTCTTGACGGTGAACCCCCATGCTTTGGCTACAGCATAGGCTTCGTACATGTGAGCGTTGGTTGTCCAAAGCCACAGGATTGCATTGTCCGCAGCGATGCTCTCGACCGGCATGGCGCAGATTTCTTCGATCGACATCGATGGATAAGGATTTGCCGCCCGATGCGTCACATCCTCTGCCCGCGCGCCATAACTCCACGGTGGATCTGACACGATGACTGCGTACTTGCCGTCTGGCAGCGCCGATTGTTTCACCGCCTCAATCTGTTGCGCCTTCCGCTCTGCGCCGACGATCGCCTTGTATTCTCGATGGATAGTGGATTTGCCGGAACGGATCGCCTCTTTGGCGACTTCGGACGCCTTCGCCAGAACCACCTTGGCCTTGCCGAGGGTGCCGTGAGACACGCCTGCGGCCTTGGCCATTTCCGTCCTTCTATCGATCGGTGTGATAACCGGCCTCGGCGCTGGCCAAGGCGGTTGTGCAACATTCAGATTCGGCTTCTGCTGTTCATCATCCGCTTCATCCACGAATGATTCCGATATGGATTTGGAAAAAAGGTTCGCCAACATTGGCGAACCTTTTTCTGGGTCGCCTCCGGGTTCGGAAAAAAGGTTCGCCAATGTTGGCGAACCTTTTTCTGGCTCCTTTTTAGGACGCCCAGGCGATAGCCTAAGGTTCTCATCTGCCTGCTCCTTCAAATCTTCCTCTAGCCCGAGCGCAATCTCACACCGTGTCAGGCTATCAATATTACGCCGATGCAGCTGATTACGCCGGATCCAGATCCTGGCATCGGTGCGCGTCCATTCTGGGTGGCCAACTTCCATCACCTCGTATGGCAGGTCGTGTTTGGTGCAGATGGCGTACCGATTATGTCCATCCACGAGGACTTTATTCCACAGCATAAGCGGAACAAGCGCGCGGCCAGCTTCAACGATGTCTGATTCGAGTCCTTCTAGTTCTGCATCAGACAGTGGTGGAATAAGTGCCTTGAACTCAGAATCAATAACAATATCAATCATTTATCATCGTCCATTCAACTGGAAGCTTGTTGGCCTATCGCTACGACGCACTCTCACCATGACAACGCTCATGATAAACGCAGTACTTACACTCAAACCAACTCGAATTACTTGATAACTTCGCCAGCGGAACCGCCGAATTCAGTATTCGTTCTGCCTTGTCCTTGATCTTCATGAACGCATCAGCGTCGAACTCTGTCCGCGTGCTGTCCCAATCCCGAACGCCGGGTGTGCAGACCGTGATGTAATGACGGGTCAGGTCGAAGTAGCCCATATAGGCTTGCGCTTGACACCAGTAGACGTAGTCCCACTGTTCCAGTGCACCCTTCTCGCCGTATTGCGCTTTTGCTTTTTTGAAATTGGCAAACTTCTTCTCGTTGACTGCCTTTCCTTCCCAGACGTGCGGTGTCCTGGGTGATTGATGCAGGCCGAGAATCACGCCGTCCATGTGGCCTTTGAACCGGCCGCCGAAATCGGAGCATTCGAATTGCTGGCCGGTGTCCGGATCGACCGTCCATAGCTGGATGCCTGGTGCCATGCGCAGCCGTATGGCCATCAGGTCTTCGGACTTGTGTCCGTCTTCGAAGCGCTTCAGCGTCGCGGCACTGAATTGCTCAGTGATTGGCTGGTGCACGTCGTACCAGAGCTTACGGCTACAAGCGTGGCCGATGGCGGATATTCCCAGATAGTTTCGGCACGGCTCCCGGCGGGATCGCGCTTCCAGTTCCCGGTCTGCCGCCTCCAAGGTAGGATCGGCCTGTATGATAGGCGGTAGCGGTGTCACGATGTGCTTGGCCTCATCCTGTCAGGAAGCGGCGGCCTGGAACCGAACCCAGGCCGCATGTTCAATCAGGCCGCAGTCGTCCGCCGCCACGGCGGCGTGGATGCCTTTGGTGCTTCCGACGGCGGCTGTGCTGCTACAGAGACCGGCTGAGCCGCCACAGCGGCCGGCGCCACTGCCTGCATGGCCGGACGTCCACCCAGCGGTTCATAGCCGCCGATCTCGTTGGACGCCGGGCGCGTGACGCCGCTGTTATCCACGCCTTCCAGTCGAACTTTGACGGTTGCAAGCAGGCTGCGGTTGTGAAGCTGTTCGCTGTCCGACAACGACATCTGGCCGATTGCGCGGCAGATGTCCCCAAGCTTGCGTTGCGCGATTTCAACGGCCTTTTCGTTTTGGTTCTCCAGATTCAGCCGTTCGAACAGCCGCTTGTTAGCGTGCGGTCCGTCCATGATTGAAAGTTCGAGCCACAGGTACCGGCCGGTGCCGGTCTTGGTGTCGCGCATTTGGCTATTGACGATCTGCACGTGGTACTTGCCGGCAGGAATGACATCGAACGATGTGCTCGGCTCAACCTGGTTGGCGTCAAACTGCATGCCGATATAGGCCATGTGTGTTCCTCTTTATTCTGCTGCGATAGAAACTTGCTGAGAGGCGTAGTACGGGATGCCGGATGCGTAGGCATTCCAGGCGAGCGGCATGTTGTCGGGAAGCGACCACCGGTTCTTGGCCAGGAAGGCAGGTCGCTCAACGGTATAGATCAGCCGTTCGCCGGATCCGACACCACGAACAAGCTTCTTGTTAAAGCCGACGTCCGTCTTGATGGTGTTGACGCGGTAATTACAGAAGAGGACGTCGTCACACGCCTCCTGGATAATCGCCGATGCGTCCTTGTGCAGTTTTGGTTGGTATCTATCAAAGGCGTCCGCCTCCGGACTCTCAAAGCGCTTTATTTCCGAATGCGCGAGCATGACGACCGCCATGTCGCGTTCGTCGCGCAAGGCTGTCAGACCTTCCAGCAGGATCTTCCACGTATCGGCGGCTGCCTTGTAGCCACGCTGGAATGCGGTCTCCTTGGTGCCGTCGTCGATGCTCTTCCAGCCGTTAATCCTGGCGGTTTCAGCATGAATGATCGGCTCAGCCCAATCGAGGCTGTCGACAACCAGAGTTTTGAAGTCGTGCTTTTCGTTGTACAGTGTTCCGATGGCGTCCATGACTTCATCGAACGTCTTCAGAACGCCGAATGTATCAGTCTCAATTTTTCCCAGACCATCCTCAGTTTGGATAAAAATCGGCCTGGGTGCACTTGCGCCGAATGTTGTCTTCCCGATGCCATGAACAGCGTACATCATGACCATCGGCGGCTTCGGCCGGCCGGAGCGTTTGATTGACGAGAGCGAGATTGCCATCAGTTCGCCCTCCGCCGCAGGTTCACGCGATCGATGTAATTGTCCACGCAGGCGCATGCATAGACGAATTCCGCGAACTCATGCGCCGTCAGACTGAATCCCAGTTCTCCTTTCCGGAACTGGATTTTCGAAGCGTCTTCTGATGCTTCGACTTCGATCTCGTCACCGTCTTCGAGGTCGTCCAATACGATGAAACGCGCCGCTTGCATGGCCATCACGCTGTCTCCAGAATTTTAGCTAGGCGAAGAAGTTCTGTTGAAAAAGATAGAGGAGTGTCATCGATAGACGGCCACTTATCTAGAATTATGACTGAAAGGATCATCATATCACTGAAGGATAACTTTTTTATACGACTGCCTATCTCATGCAATTCATAAGACGCTGGATGGCACCCCATAGCACCTCTGGCCATCACGCCGCCTCCCTTTTCTTGGCGATGATCTCATAAGACGGCTTGCCGGCTCTGACGGTGCGCGCCGACTCGAATGCTTTTTGCAACGCCGGCGGCCAGGCGTTGAACTTTGATTCAGCGACGCCGTACTTGATTATCAGGTAGTCGGTTGGATTTTCGTTCCATTCATCGCGGATGATGGCGGCGATTTTGCTGAGTGTGGCTTGGTCCCATACGACAGCCTTCGGACTGTCAGCTACGATTTCGAAGTCATTGTCCACCAGGCGTATGCGCCCGGTATCCTTGCCGGCAGAAGCTCTTGCAGCCTTTGCTTGCTCAGAGAAGCGAAGATCAAGCGCACCGTTGATCTTCTCATCAAGTGATTTCGCTCGGCTCAAAAGCACGGCCACGTCTTCTACGAGTAGTTGGAGTTGATCCACCGGAAGTTTCGCAACTTCCTTGATAGCCAGCTCCTGCAACTCGGCCAGGGTGGTTCGTTTTGTGGTCATTGGTTCCTCAGGGACTCCCAGCTGAGAAGCGCCGCCGGGAAACGCGCAACCTTGATTTCTCAAGGAATGGG